GATGCAGACCTAATTCCTATGGTTGAAATCATTGTTAACTCACCACTTGATACATCTAATATTTCTTAATAGTATTAGAAAGTGGTCATTAAAAACCTCATCAATTATTGGTGGGGTTTTTTCTTTACGCTACAATAAAACTAAATTACTTTATCAATCGTGGCAGCCACTATAAATGCAACAATAAAAGGAGAAAATGCTAATAGTTATGTCACATTGACAGAAGCTAATAGTTATTTTGAGACAGTTCCAGATTCTTCGACTTGGACAAATAAAACAGACGATCAAAAAAACAGAGCATTAATATCAGCTACAAGATGGATAGATAGTTTTGTCTTTTATGGGGATAGATGTGATGATGGTCAGGCACTTAAGTTTCCTAGGAATAATTATCAAGTGGATGGTGTTGAACTAGCTTGTTCTAAAATTCCTTTAAATATCAAATATGCACAATATGAATTAGCAAGAGCTTTGGCAAATGATACTGATGCTATTACTGGTACTACAGGTAAAGATGGTAATTTTTCTGAAGTAAAACTAGGAGATATACAGGTTAAATATAATACCGATAGTCAGGGAACTGGATCTATAAATAATATTATGGATGTTTACCCGTGGTTACAAAGTTATCTTGGAGCATATATGCTAGGTGGAGCAGGTGCTTTTCAGATGAGGGTAGTTAGAGGATAATGGCAGGACAACTTGACTCGCTATTAAAAAGTGTTGCTAAAGATATAGTTTCTACTTTAGGTAATTCTTTAGATACAACTATTACTTATGTAAAAAAAGGAACTTCTAGTTATAACGTAGAAACTGGAGAACAGATTACTGTTGATACAACTTACTCTGACATAAAAGCACCAGTTGAATTTATTAGAAGTGAAGAGGATATTGCAAAAGAAATTAGAGAAGCAAGAATATATATTACACCTGATTTGATAGGAAGTAATCAGCCAACATTTGAAGATGAAGTAATATTAACTTATGCAGGAAGTACTCGAACTGCACAGATAGTTAATATTGACACCAAACAAGGTGGTCAAACTTATCTGTTCACTTTATCGGTGAGATTCTAATGGCTAAATCAAGTCCTGATGCTTTAAGTCAAGGTATTGCTTCAACAAAAGGAGAACTAAATGTTCAATTTAATAATTTGATAAGTACTATTCTTAATGACTTACCATCTGAAAGTCCTCAATATACTGGTTTTTTTGCTTCTAGTTGGCAAGCAAATACCTACCGACCCTTATCAAATGAGGAGCAAACTTCTCCGTGGACACAAGTAAAAAAAGATAGAGATAACGGAATTAAAACAGCACCTATTATTGAACCTAGATACCCAAAAGATAGAAATTATAAATTTGGAGATACAGTATTTATTGGTAACAGAGCTAATTATGCAAGGCAAGCATTGGGATCTCCTAATAGTTCAATCGTGCCTTATGTAGAAAATCTAGGACAAGTCGTTGATTTTATATTTGGTGGAAGTATGAACAGACCAGATGTAAGGGTAGCTGGTACGCAAGTATTGTATAAAGATACTCAAGGTGGCAGAAGTGCTCCAGCACTAGGTTCGAGGTATTCTAAATTATGACTTTAGTTAATGTAAGAGCAGCTTTTGAAAAAGCTATAACAGATGCAGTTACAGACGTTGATCCTAGAGTAAAACTTGTATATGACAACGTATCTTTTACCACTCCTGGAAAAACAGTTACTTATATAACAACTTCTATTACTTTTAGCCAATCTACGTTACAAGCTCAAGGTGCTTCTGCTGATTATTATTCTGGTGCGATACAAGCAAATGTATATGTACCAAAGAGTAAAGGAACTTCGAGATTATCTGAAATTTCTGAATCAGTTATTGATGGTTTGAATACTATTAACAGTTCAAGTTATGCAGATCCTTTTTCCTGTTCTCCAAGAGTAGGAGAAGTTAGTGGTCCGATTCCTGTTGAGATTGAAGATCGTTCACATTTCTTAGGAATCATATCTTGTTCCTTTTTCGCTAATAGCTGATATAATTGTAATAGCTATATAATATTATGACTAGAGCAGTTGATCTCCTCAAGAATAAATTTGGTGTAAGCCAACTTTATAAGTATGACATCATGGATAATGATGAAATCTTATTGACTATTTTTTGGCATCCATTAACTATTGCTGAAAGAGAAGCTATTTCAAAGAAAAGCGGAACTGAAGATGCCAATGATTTTGCTTTACAGTTAATGATTGAAAAAGCATTAGATAAAGATGGCAAAAGATTATTTGCTGATGGAGACAAGCTGGTTCTGATAAGGAGGTTGAAGAGGCAAAAGCCGATTTGAAAAGCTAATCCTGATTGGATGTTTATTTATTCATTAGCAAATGAATTGAAAAAATCTGTTAGTGAATTATGTGAAACATTAACTCTTGAAGAGATGATAGGTTGGGCTGCTTTTTATGACATAAGAAATGAAGAGCAAAAAAAAGAACAAGATAAAATACAAAGAAGAAGCGTTATACCCAAATCGAGGTAGAATAGAATATATGTTTTGCTAATTAGGTCGAAATGGCGATTAAACAGATTGATCTTGTTATAAATACGAGTCGTGGTGAAAAGAATGTAAGAAAACTTCAACAGATTGCAAAGCAGGTAGAAAAGACTTTTGGGAATCTAAATAAGTTAAAGATAAATATAAAAACAGATCCAGCACAGGCAGCATTAAAAAGATTAAATGCACAAATAGATTTAGGAAAGGCTGCTGTTAATTCCTTTATGGACACTAACAGACCTAATCAGTTTGCTAGAAAAATATCCACAATAAAAGAAGAAATGAGCTTTGTCAGGAAAGCATTTGATGATGCTTCTTCTGCAATAGATAGACAAAGAGCAGCAACAACTTTATTAGCAGGAAATTTTAAAGCATTAAGATTAGAGTCTACTGCTTTTGCTCAAGCGAGTGGTGCAGATCCAAAGAAAACGATAGGAAGTGTTAGTGCAAGATTAAAAGAAATAGAAGCGTTCCCTAGAACAATACTTGCTGGTAATGAAGCAATGGCAATGCTCAAGCGTATGCAGGAGATGACTATTGTTGGTTCAAAGGAATTTTTAGATATAAGCGTTGCAATAGGAAGGCAGTTAGGAATAAATGCAAATATTCAAAGTCAGGCAGCTAGAGCAGCAAAACCTTTTCAATCTTCAATGGCTTTTGTTACTCAAGAACAGATAAGTGCTTTAGGAGGTGCAACTCTTGTACCACCAAGTAGAAGATTACCAGCAGCAGGAGGAACAAGTGGTACTTTTGCAGCACAATCTACCAGAGAATTTAATGCAGGTAGAAAAGTAGCATTAAGAATTGAAAAAGAAATAACAGATGAAATTAAAAAACAAAATAAAGTTTCAACAAGGACTGAAGAAATGCGTAAAAGAGAAGCAAGACGAAGATTAAATAATATGAGAAGAATTAGAAATAGAAGGCAAGGTACTATGCTTGGTGCTGGTTTCCCCTTGCTATTTGGTGGAGGAGCAGGAGCAGTTGGTGGTAGTTTATTAGGAACGATGTTAGCTCCTAAAGGCCAAGAATTTGGTGCTCAAATATTGGGTAGTGCTTTAGGCACAGTATTAGAACGAAATTTACAAACAATTCAAGCTATTGGTAATGCTGCAAGAGAAATTAATTTAGATGCTTTAGAAGAATCAGGTATAAGAGTAAATAGAGAATTATCAATGACAGTTAAATTATTAAAACAGCAAGGAAAAATAGAAGAGGCTAGGAAAAAAATATCACAAGAAGTATTTAGACAAACAGGTGCAGTTCCAGGAACAACTGAAGATATAGCAGGTTCTATCAATGTATTAGCTAGTCAATTTGATAGATTTAAGGCTTTAGCAGCAACAGCTTTAGGAATAATTACTATTCCATTACAAGTTGCTTTGATGGCTATTTTAAAAATTGTTAATGAAATATTATTTGCATTTAATATGCTTGCCTCTGCTGTTGGTTTCTTGTTAAAAGAATTAGTTAGGTTGCTAAGATTTATTCCTGGTGCTGATAAGTTATTTAAAGGAATAGAAGATTTTGTAGATAGTACTAATAAAGGACTTATAAATGCAAGTAGGACTATTGATGATTTTATGCTTAAAAGTAAAGCAGAGATAGATTTTATTAAGAGAAAGATGGAAATTGGAACTCAAGCAGCAGAAAGAGAAAAGATGATAAATGACTTAGTAATTCAAGGTCAAATAGATAAAAACACACAAGCTGAAGAGTACGAAAAAATTGTTAAACGTGTAGATGCACTTCTCGCAGCAAGAAGAGAAGAACAATATTTACAAAAATTAGAGGGATTATATAAGAGCATAGGTAAATCAGTAGAAGATGGTTTGGTAAATGCTATACAAGGTGCAATAGATGGTACTAAGACTCTTGGTGATGTTGCTCGTAGTGTATTCCGTGAAATACAAACATCACTAATAAGATTCGGTGTAAATACATTTTTAACAAGTCTATTTCCAGGTTCTAGTTTCTTTAGAGCTAATGGTGGTCCTGTTAGTGCAGGTAAAAGATATATTGTTGGAGAACGTGGGCCAGAAATGTTTGTTCCAAACGCAGGTGGTCGTATAGTTTCTAATGCTAATATGGGTGGCTCAACTAATGTTGTAGTTAACGTAGATGCTTCTGGTTCTAATGTTCAAGGAGATCGACAAACTGGTAAAGAACTTGGTGCTGTGTTATCAGTAGCTATACAGGCAGAATTATTAAAACAAAAACGACCTGGAGGTTTACTTGCATAATGGCTACTTTCCCTTCGATAAAACCTAGTTATGGACAACAAAAAAGTTCTGCTCCATTAACTCGTACTGTTCGTTTTGCTGATGGTTATGAACATAGAATATTATTTGGATTAGCTCAACATCAGAATCCTAAAGTTTTTGATTTTACTTTTGATGTCTCAGAAACAGATGCAGATACAATAGAAACTTTTTTAGATGCCCGTGCAAATGACAGTGATAGTTTTACTTTTACCCCACCAGGAGAAAGTTCATCTTCTGAGTTTGTTTGCGAATCATGGAGCAAGTCGATACCATTTAACAATAGAGCTACAATTCAAGCAACTTTTAGAGAAGTATTTGAACCAGCATCCTAATGTCAGTAAATTCAGCAGTATTTAGTAATTTACAATCTATCAATCCATCAGCAATTATTGAATTATTTACTCTTCAGTTATCTACTGCTTTACATGGTGCAAATACAATATATAGATTTCATGCTGGTAGTAATTTAAATGCCAATGGTCAAATAGTGTGGGATGGTAATGCTTATCTTAGATTTCCTATACAAGCCACAGGTTTTGCTTTTCAGAAAGGTCAGTTACCTAGACCAATGATTACTATTAGTAATGCTACAGGATTAATTTCATCTATTCTTTTAAGTGTAAATGAAACTACAACTGGTAATGATTTAACAGGAGCTACTGTTACAAGAATTAGAACATTAGCTAAATTTATTGATGCTGTTAATTTTGCTGATGGAACAAATGCAACTGCTGATCCTACAGCCGAGTTTCCGAGAGAAGTTTATTCGATAGATCGTAAATCAGGAGAAAATAGAGAAGTTGTTGAATTTGAGCTTGCTGCTCCTACTGATCTTGCTGGTGTAAGGATTCCTAAACGTCAATGCACTCGTTCTATTTTTCCCTCTATTGGTACGTTTGTTCAATGAGTTGGAAATATAAAGCATTACTTCATGCACAACGAGAAGATCCTAAAGAATCCTGTGGCTTGTTGTTGAATATAAAAGGTAAAGAAAGATATTTTCCTTGTCGTAATCTATCAATGACAGATCATCAATGTTTTATTATTGACCCAGAAGATTATATAAAAGCAGATAATACAGGTGAAATAGTTGGAGTAGTTCATAGTCATCCCATCACCCCACCTAATCCTAGTCAGGCAGATAAAATAAGTTGTGAGGATAGTAACCTTCCGTGGTATATTGTTAATCCAAAAACAGAACAATGGGCATATTTAGAGCCATGTGGGTACAAGCCACCTTTATTAGGCCGTCAATGGGTTTGGGGTATAACTGATTGTTGGAGTTTAGTTAGAGATTGGTATAAAGAAGAAAAGAATATTGAATTAAAAGATTGGGATAGACCTACGACACCAGAAGAGTTTTTACATAATCCTTTGTTTGAAAGTTGTGCATGGCGAACAGGTTTTAGAGAATTAAGACCTGATGAAAAGTTAGAAGATGGAGATGTTTTGCTTATGAGTATTCTTCATCCAACTTTAAATCATGTAGCATTATTTTTTAAGGGTGATGTTATTCATCATTTAACCGATAGACTATCTTGTAGAGAGCCTTACTCTGAATGGCTGTTAAAATGTACAGGAAAGAGGTATCGTTATGCTTCGTAAAGTAAAACTGTACGGACAATTAGCAGAATTTATCGGACATAAAGAGTTCGAGGTAAAAGTTAGTAATGTAAGTCAAGCAGTTAGTTTTTTAATACATAATTTTCCTAATGTAGAATCCTATATGAGTCCTAAATATTATCAAGTAAAAGTTGGTAATTATGACATTGAAGAGCATGAAATAAGTTATCCTGTCGGTCAAGAAGATATACATTTTATTCCTGTTATTAGTGGTGCTGGAGGAGGTACAGGAAAATTTTTGTTAGGTGCTGCTTTGATTGGAGCCTCGTTCTTTTTCCCTGGTGCTGGTTTGTTTGGAACTACAAGCTTTTTAGGTTCAAGTGCAGGAGTAGTTGGCATCTCAACTCCTGGAGCACTTTTCGCAACTAAGTTAGGTACAGCTATTAGTGCCATTGGTGCAGCCCTTGTCTTGCAAGGTGTCTCAGAAATGTTATTTCCATTACCAGAACCACAAAAATTTAATTCAGAAGAAGATCCTCAGTTGTCTTTTAATTTCAGTGGAGTGCAAAATACATCAAGAGCAGGTACTCCTGTTCCAATAGTTTATGGTGAAATATTTA